ATTTATCCTGGTATGTTCCCCAAGGAGGGGAAATGCAAAACCAAGCAGGCGAGCTTGGTAACGTTCCGGACGCTGATAATACGACAGAAGAAAATGCACCAGTGCAAGAACAAGCAGATGAGATGCTTGCACCTAATAATGCGTTAACTTCCAGTGATCATACATATAGTGTGTTTTTTGGAGATCCTGTAGTATCTATTAGACAAATTTTAAAAAGGTATAATTATTCTCGTACTCATGTACCTCCTGTTGTAGGGGTGGGTATGGTATATTGGTTGAATACATTCAACAATTTACCATTACCAAGAGGGTATGCGCCCGGCGCAGAAGATAGAACAGTTACAAATGTTCCATATAATTATACAAAAATGACGATGATGAATTATTTCATTCCAGCATATACATGTTGGCGTGGAGGAATTCGCTGGAAATATCATGTATTGGTCGATAATCAAACCCAATTACAGATGCTTTCAGTTTCACGTGACACATCCCCAACAGTGTCACATTCGTCGTCAGTGATAGTACCAGCAGATAATAATGCTAATATTAATATTGCTACAAGTCAAATTAATAACGTTTTGCAATCAATGCATGACGGAGGTACTGTCACAGCAGCAGCTATGAATCCTGTAGTTGAAGTAGAGTTGCCTTATCAAGCACCACAAAGATTTTCTTATGGTAAACAAGGTTCAGTCAATCTTAATTTAGGATATGACTCTCTATTTCATAATGTTAATTCTTTTTTAAGGAAAGAAAACTTTACAAATGTTCACATGAATTCTTATGTTGCAGCAGCAGAAGATTTCACACTTGGTTTTTATACTGGTCCTCCAGTAGCCTATTTCCAAGTGGCTCCTGATCCCCTAACAATATAGGGATCCCCCGCTTTTTCAGAGTGGGACCCCGACTTTTTGGTGGAAAGAGTCGGTGACGTCTTAGGATGTCCGGTTGAATGCTCCGAAAAAGCATAATCCTATCGGTGGCTGGTAGGTGGGCTCGCGCAAGCGGGACCCTGGAACTGTGGAAGTTTCGAGTGTTTACACGCTCGATACTGGATGCACGTTTATAAACTTTGACCTGAGTTTTTTAGAACGGCATCCAGCCGTCGTTCGAAAATTTTTCTCTAGTCACAAGTTTATGAAGTGTATGTTCCTAAAAGAAGGAAAAAGAAAACAAGCCTTTAAGAGGTTTGAAGCCCTAGCAAGGGGCTTGTTTTCTAGGTCACTTATGCAAAA